ACCTCCATGAAGACTCGACCGCTTATCGTTGCGAAATTAGAAGAGTTTATCAGAAATAAACTAATTACCATATATTCTTCTCGCACAATTAACGAGATGAAAACTTTTATTTGGAGGAATGGTAAACCACAAGCGATGAAAGGGTATCATGATGATTTAATCATGGCTCTCGCTATTGCTTGCTGGGTGAGAGACACGGCGATACAATCAAGCGCTAGAGAGTTGAATTACCAAAAAGCTTTTGTTGATGCCATCATTACTACGAAAACAACAATGAATACTCAAGTTAAAGGACAAGAAGGCTACAAAAGAGATAACATCTTTGATAAAATGAATGAAGCTGAAAAAATGTATAAACAATATAAATGGATTATAAAGTGAGAAAATAAATGGCCAACAAAAACGATAGAAATCCCAAAAACCAACAATCAACCTTGTTCAAATCTCTGACGAGACTGTTCTCAGGTCCGATCATTAATTACCGATCTCAGTCTGGTCGCAGAATCCGCCGCCAACATCTGGATAAATTTTCAAGCAGATTTAAGTCAGCTTCTGGTCAACAGTTTAAGAAGTCGCTTTACAATCCACTGGATGTGGTCGCGACTAATGCCATCGCCAATCAGCGAAGAAACGAAAGATATGTAGACTTCGACCAGATGGAGTACACTCCCGAGATCGCGTCCTCGTTGGATATCTATGCAGACGAGATGACAACTTATTCCGACTTGCGACCTATGCTAAACATTAAGTGTCCCAACGAAGAAATAAAAGCAGTACTGGCTATCTTGTATGAAAACATTTTGAACGTTCAATATAATCTGTTTGGTTGGTCACGTACAATGTGTAAGTACGGAGATTTCTTTTTGTATTTAGACATTGACGAAAAGTACGGTGTCCAGTCGGTTATTGCACTCCCTTCTTCCGAGATNGAAAGATTAGAGGGTGGAGANTCGACAAACCCAAATTACATCCAGTACCAATGGAACTCTGCTGGAATGACATTTGAGAACTGGCAGATTTCTCACTTTCGTATTCTTGGAAACGACAAGTATGCGCCATACGGAACTTCCATTCTTGAGCCAGCCCGACGTATCTGGCGTCAGCTTACACTCATGGAAGATGCGATGATGGCTTACCGCGTTGTGCGGTCATCTGAGCGCCGCGTATTNAAGATTGATGTTGGTGCGGTCCCACCCAATGAAGTGGAGTCGTACATGCAAAAGATTGTTACACAGCTTAAGAGAAATTCTGTTGTTGATGCTGAGACCGGCCGTGTCGACCTTCGATACAACCCGATGAGTATTGAGGAAGACTACTTCATCCCNATTCGACAAGGCTCGGCGACTGACATTCAAACCCTCGCCGGCGCTCAAAACATCACAGCAATCGATGATGTCAAGTATCTCAGAGACAAGCTGTTCTCTGCATTGAAGATTCCTCAGTCATATTTAACTATGGGCGAAGGTGCAACCGAAGATAAGACCACTTTGGCACAAAAAGATATTCGCTTTGCTCGAACTATTCAAAGATTACAAAGAGTTGTTATTGCTGAGCTTGAGAAGATTGGAATCATTCATCTCTATACTCTTGGTTTCCGCGGTGATGACTTGTTGTCATTCAAGCTNGCCCTNAACAATCCTTCGAAGATAGCAGAGCTTCAAGAGATTGAGCACTGGAAGGCGAAGTTTGATATCGCAGCTTCTGCGACNGAGGGTTACTTCTCGCGTCGATGGGTTGCTGATAACATCTTTGGAATGAATCATGAAGAATTTGTACGCAACCAAAGAGAGATGTACTACGATCGCAAGCATGACGCAGCACTGCAAGTTGTTGCAGAGGCCGCAGCCACCGGTGGTGGCGGAGGAGATCTCGGAGGAGACCTCGGCGGCGACTTGGGTGGCGATCTTGGAGGCGATTTAGACGCAGACCTTGGTGGACCAGAGGAGATTCCAGCAGGTGATGTCGGTGGAGATGAGCCACCAGCGCCCGAAGGTGGAGACGATTCACCGCTATTGGCGGTCCCTCCGGGTTCTCGTAATGCTCCACGCTTAACGCCGGGCGCAAAAGGAAAAGTATATCATCCCGTCAAGACAGATTCGCGACCATCGGGTGCCAGAACAAGGAATTACGCACGCATCGCATCACCAGAGACCAATACTTACAGAACCAATAATCTAGGTGGGTCTGAATTAAGATCACTGGCTCGTGGTATTTATGAGCAAGATGAGTCTACTTATTCTCTAGAAGACAAGAATCAAGAGAAACAAATACTTGAAGTAAATCAATCTATTCGTCAACTTGTGGATGTTTTAGATAAAAAAGATAAATTATTAACGGAGCAAAATAATGAAGATTAAGCACAACAAGAAGAGGAATACCGCTTTTGTTTTTGAATCCCTGATGAGAGAAGCAACAGTCGCAGTTATAAAGGGCGATACTGATAAGCAAGAAAAGGTTATTCAAATTATAAGAAAACACTTTAAAGAAGATTCGGAACTCAAGAAGCACCTCGAATGCTACAGGTCTCTTTATGAAAATCAAAACCTCTCGACAGAAAATAGCGAAAAGATATTAAGAGAAGCAAAGATAGCTTCGAGATTGATAGACCCGACCGGATTATTTAAGAGCCAAAGCGAGCTTATAAATGATATTAACAGTGATCTTTCGCCGGATGTGTTTTCAAACTTTGTACCAAACTACAAGACACTGGCAACCATTGACCAAATTTTTTGTCAGAAGTTGGCTCCCAAAACAAGAATTATGCTTGAAAATACAATAGTCGAAAACATGTCCAAGAGCGCTCCCCCGGCCGCAATACAAGAAGACATTGATAAAACTACTGTCAATTGTTTCGTAGAAAAGTTTAATGAAAAGTATACAGACACACTGGTAGAGGAGCAAAAGCAGTTGCTCTCCCATTACATAGCATCTTTTACAGACAACGCTGTGTCCTTAAAGGTATTTTTGAACGAAGAGATTGGTAGACTTAAAGTTGCAATAAATGAATCAAAGACGAGCGATGTGTTCACAGCCGATTCAGAAATGAAACAAAAAGCTGAGCAGATAATTGAAAAGCTCGATGGTTTCAAGAGAGCAGAGATAAATGATGAGATTCTTTTGACTGTTCTCAAGACTCAACAACTAGTGAGGGAAATATCAAATGGCAGTGATAATTAAAGTTGGCAAGGAAGCCAACGCTAAAAAAGTCAGACTTGAACTTGATTTAAGAAAATCAATGAACGGAGATCTGATGATTTTTGATCATGGAGACATCGACATTGTTCTGTCGCCGTCTAAGAATAAGATAGTTGTATTTCCCAAGGATACCATGAGTGATTTAGTTTATGGCGCACAGAATAGGCTTTTTGCACACCTCAGAAAGAGAGGGATAGTTGTTGCCGAGAGTATTCAAGCTGGTGCTTTTTATGGCTCAATAGAAGGTAATCTGGAAGAATCTGCAGACAAAGATGCCAGTTCGGCAAAAATGGCTTTAATCAATATTCATAACTTTATTGAGGAAGAGAGACCATACTTTGAGCAGGTGGAGGCAATCGTCTCAATGTCGGATGATGAGTTGATTCGTCCCGATAAGGAAGATTCTACTGAGCTTGGAGAAGTTCCACAAGAAGTTGAGCAGGGCTCTATTCGAAAAGGATACGTTAGGGATCCTTATTCTATCGGATATATGTATACAGTATGAGAGAAGCCACAGCTGAGATGAAGTCTATATTAGAAAGTTGGGATAGATTTGTTATTTCCGAAGAGCAATCCAATTTCGTAACTTGGAGAATGCTCGGAGACACCATAGATCTTATCAGAGCTGAAAAGGAAGGTCAAGAAACAGCCGAGAGAAAGCAGAAACTTTTAAAGCTTGGCGGGAAAAGCTTATTAAAGCTGGCTGCTAGTTTGACTGGTCCTCTTGGGGCGATGATTGATATCGGCGCCGAGACTGCGGAAGTGATCGGAGACATGGTTAAAACTTATTCAACTGCTGATGATTCACAAACTAAAGCAAATCCTTTCTTAGATTTGTTTAACTTAGATGATGGGTTCGAAGATCTTATTGATGATAAGCTTGAAGATCGGTTTGTGCAAAAAATGCTAGACGATATACCAAATCACATCGCAAAAAACCCAGATCAAGTTATCCCAGATTTTGATAAAGTGATTCAAGCTTGGTTACCTACTTTGAATTTGAGTGGGACCACAGACAACAACGTTACAAAACAAACAAACCAAGGTGCCTAATGGAGATATTTACATTTATACTTTGCGCATATGGACTCACTCAAATACTAGTCTATAGCGACATGCCTTTGCTTGCTCGCTTGCGGCCGCAAAAGGACTCTCTTGGTGGCTATGGCAAAGTATTTCATTGCCCAATGTGCATGGGATTCCATGTTGGGTGGTTTTTAATGCTGCTTTCGCCATACACAGAACTATTTAATTTTGAAGTTTCTGTGATAAACTACTTGTT